TCTCCCAGCGTGCTGCCCGGACATCCGAGACCGACCCGGGGGACTGGGCGTCAGCGGCTGAGGCGTGGAGAGCGGAGCAGATCGAGGCTAGGCGGGTGGCGAACGAGCGGCTGGAGCGGGCGATTCTCGACGCGGCGGGGGAACAGGACAAATGGGATCGGGAGCGATGGCGGAGTGTGCTGCTGAGTCTCTCGCGGGGGTGGCAAGGTGAGTGACCGCTGGACCGTTCATCATGGCGATTGCCGCGAGGTGATGCGGACTCTCGACCCCGAGAGCATCGATAGCATCGTCACCGATCCGCCCTACGGTCTGTCGTTCATGGGCAAGGGGTGGGACCACGGTGTACCCGGCGTGGAGTTCTGGGCGGAGGCTCTTCGCATTGCCAAGCCGGGAGCCCACCTACTCGCGTTCGGCGGAACGCGCACCTATCACCGTCTCGCGTGTGCCATCGAGGATGCCGGGTGGGATATCCGCGATTGTGTGATGTGGGTGTATGGGTCGGGCTTCCCGAAGTCGCACGACGTAAGTAAGGCGATTGACCGGGAGGCGGGTGCGGAGCGGGAGGTGGTGGGCACAATCAAAAAGACGCCAAGCGCCGGCGGTGACAACACAAATGGCGGATGGGTGCGTCCGTGGGCAGAGGGTAAAACCACAATGGACATCACCGCCCCCGCCACCGAAGCCGCCCGCCAGTGGCAGGGCTGGGGCACGGCCCTCAAGCCCGCCTACGAGCCGATCATCGTGGCCCGTAAGCCACTGCGGGGGACTGTAGCAGGGAACGTGCTGGAGTGGGGCACGGGCGGGATCAATGTGGATGGGTGCCGGATTGATGGGGAGCCATGGAAGCCAGTCACCGCAACGGGACTCGGAAGCGTCAAGTTTTTCACGGAAGGCGATACGCCAGAAATCGACAAGCATCCGCATGCCCTCGGTCGTTGGCCCGCTAACTTCATCCACGACGGCAGCGAGGAGGTAACCGATCTGCTGGGGGATGCGGCGAGGTTCTTCTACTGCCCCAAGGCGTCGAAGCGGGATCGGGATGAGGGACTGCGGGCGTTCGAGGAACAAATTGCCGGTGGGATGTCTGGGCGACACGATGGAACAATGGGATCGGTGACCATGTCCCGCAACCATCACCCGACCGTAAAGCCAACCGACCTGATGCGTTACCTCTGCCGATTGGTCACGCCCCCTGATGGGCTGGTACTCGACCCATTCACCGGCAGCGGGAGCACGGGCAAGGCGGCGATTCTGGAGGGGTTCAGATTTGTTGGCTGTGAGTTGTCCGACGAGTACATTGAGATTGCACGGGCGAGGATCGGACACGCTGCCGGACAGTCGAGACAGAAGGAGTTGGCCCTAGCATGAGTGAGCACGGTCTAGGCTGCCTTGAACCGTCATCCGCCGAAGTGGACCGGGTGGCCTTCGTCTGCAGTGCTCCCCCGATTGTCACGGGCGACATCCCCGAGACACTGAACGCGCGGCGATGGCTGCGGGTTATGAATCAGGGGCCGCGTAATGCGTGTTCTGGCTGTGCGCTGCAACAGGCCCTAGAGGAATCCCGGCTGTTCGATCTGGCGTTCCAATCGCACCCGGAAGACCTATCGGCCCGGTTCTCGTACATCGCGGCGCTGGACTGGGCGCAGACTCTCCACCGTGGGGACAACGGCGTATCGATCGAGGCCGTTGTGATGGCTTCGAGGGATACGGGGTCAGTGCTGGAGAGCGAGTACCCATACTGGCGGCAGGGTGAGTTGTTTGAGACCGAACTACCATTGCATCTCTTGACACGGGCGAAACTCCACAGGGTTCAATCCGTCGCAAGAGCCAACACTGGAGAGGAGGTGATCCAACGGCTTGGGGCAGGGATCGGGGCCACCGTGTTCGGCATGTATTGGACCACGGAAATGGGCGGGTACACAGGCGGCATCATCGAACGTGTCCCGGGTGGTCGGTCCCTCGGTGGTCACGCTGTCTGTGCGGTCGACTACGACCGGAGACGCGGGCTGATCTGGGTGGCCAACTCCCACGGCGAGCGGTGGGGTGATGGCGGCTGGTTCGCCGTGACGGTCGACACGATGACCGCGCTTCTGTCGCAGCCATTCGGGGCGTACACGGTGAGCGGAGTGCAGGGGTTCGCCCCCCGTACATTCCGATGGAAAGGATTCATGGCGTGAAAACGATCATCCTTTTAGCGGCCCTCGGTCAGTTCACGGACCCGGGACCAGTCCAGACAGGGGGAACGGGGACTACTCACCCCCGGGCACCGATTACAGCGGAGGGGGGTCAGTCATCAGCCCCCCTGATCGCGACGGCGCTCCCCCGAGTCTGGATGGTCACGAGCCCGAACTGCCCGCCATGTGCTGCGGCCGATGCGTGGATCGCCCAAAATGGCTTTCCGTTCGCGGTGACGAAGACCAACCCGCAGAATGGGCAATCAACACCCACTTGGGTGTTCCAGGGGCACGACGGAAAATACTGGCAGGTGGTCGGCTGGCGTGGCCGTGAGACGGTCGAGCAATTGGTTGCAGCCTACCGCGAGAAAAACCCCGTCAGTGAGCCTGTAGCAGCCCCACGGCGAGCCCCAGAGGCAGAGACGACCGTTGACACTGTTCGGCGATTTGCAGGGCGTGGCGGGCGGTTTGTGTTCGTTCCTGATCAGCAGCAGACGGCGACGGTGACCGACGGTGTCACGCTGCAGGTGGGGGAGATCCGGGGCAGGTACGATCTGAGCGGGCCGGAGCCGCGCATCACGTTCGACGATCCGACGCCTCGTGGGACGGTGACCAAGTTCGGTTTTGGGATCGGATTTCGTGTCAACGGGGCCGAGTACCGACCCACTACACGGACTGGGATCGTGCACACAAACTGGCGGCAGGTTGAATTCAAGGTGTTGGGCGAATGACCGTCAACGAACTCGCGGGACAACTCGAACGCGAATACTGGCGCAACAACCGGCATCGATTGGCGGTCGGCAATCCTCCCGGCGAGGATGAGACCGTGGCGGCAAATGCCTACCTGCCTACGCTGGCAAAGCACACAGCACGGGCTGGGGTGCGGTTCGCCAAGCGGCATCGCGGCAACCGATTGGATCAGACTCCCGCTGTCTCGGTGGTGCAGTCGGTGGTCCACGAAGCGGAGGCCAAGATGCGGCGAGACCCCGAGTGTGGTATCGTTCTTGAGACGATTGCCGCGCTTGTGATTCGGTCGCTGCTGGAAAATCTCGCGTGGCGGTTGGCTCTGTGGTTGTTGAGCGAATCGGCCCACGATGAGCGGGCGGACCTTCTCTGCAGAATGGAGGTAGACAATGCCTAACGTGTGGCCAGGCCAGCCGCTGGCGCTGCCGGTGTTCGACGACAACGCCAGCCTGTCGTTCACGGCGTCGACCGCGTTGACAGCGAGCACGCATCGGCATGCGGTCTGCGGCGTGGTGCCAAAATCAGGCACAATTAGCGGGATCGGATTTAGGTTTGGGGCGATCACGAAAGGGGCAACCACGGCCCTCACGCTGAGCCTGCAAGACACGAGCCTGACCGCTGGCCCTCCCGCACAGCCGGACGGGACGCAGGATCAAACGGCTTCGATCGGCAACGCTGACATAACAGCCAACACGTGGAAAACGATCACTCTCGGAACCAATCGTACGGTAACGCAGGGCGATCTGCTGTCTGTCGTGTGGGAATTTGCGACATTCGACGCGGGCGACTCGATCGCGTTTTCGCATCACACAGTGGGGACCGGTGCCGGGCCGATGCCACAGGAAACTTCGCCAGCACACTTCAACGGCACGACATGGGCACTCACCGCCAATTTGGCCAACATCCTGCTGGTCTACAATGACGGCACTTTCGGCACTTTCACCGGCGCACAACCAGCAGAGACCCTGACGAGCCGAGCGTTCAATACTGGATCGACTCCCGACGAGCGGGGCAATCTGTGGATACCGCACGCGGACATGAAGGTTCGGGGCATCGCCGCGTTTTACACGCCGAGCGCCAACGCCGATCTGGTGCTCTACGATTCGGGCGGCACAGCATTGGCAACAGTCAGTGTCGACAGCAACACGATCCGGTCGGCGTCGAGCCGTGTTTATCAGGGCGTGTTTTCTTCTGACGTGAGCGTGTCGGGAGGTAGCACGTATTACGTGACGCTGAAGCCGACGACGGCCACCAGCGTAAACATCATAACGATCGGCTACAACGCAGCAGGGCATCTAGAGGCGTCGATGATGGGCGATTCGTTCTACAGTGCGACCAGGACAGACGCCGGGGCATGGACGACTAACACGGCCGAGCAGCATCCGATCGGGGTGATCGTGTCGGAGATCGGGAGCACGGGCGGGGGCGGTGGCAGTGTGGCACTACCAGTGGCGAGGGTGATCTAAATGAGTCTCGGCGACTTCGACACTTCGAGCACGATCTACTTCAAGTTCACCACCTACCGCCCGAGCACGGGGGCACCGTTCACGCTAGCGGGGACTCCCGCGTTGAGCGTTTACAAGGACGCGAGCACGACCCAAACGACCACGGGCGTAACACTCACGGCAGACTTCGATTCGGTCACGGGGCTGAACCATGTGGCAATCGATACCTCGGATGCATTCTACGCGGCGGGGTCGTTCTTCGATGTAGTGATCACTACGGGGACGGTGGATTCTGTCTCGGCTGTTGGCACAGTTGTCGGGCGGTTCACGCTGCGGAAAACGGCCTGCCTGAAGCCCACGACGGCGGGGCGTTCTCTCGATGTTTCGAGCGGAGGGGAAGCAGGCATTGATTTCGCCAACATCGGCAGCCCGACGACGACGGTCAATCTGAGTGGGACAACGATCAGCACGACGCAGGCTATCACGAGCGTCTCGGGTTCTGTGGGGTCAGTCACCGGGGCAGTTGGTAGCGTGACAGGCAACGTCGGCGGAAATGTGGTCGGAAGCGTGGCCAGTGTCACGGGTGCAGTGGGGTCGATCAGCACGGGCGGGATTACCTCGGCATCGTTCGCGGCTGGTGCGATTGACGCGGCGGCGATGAACGTCACCGGCAGTGAGTTTACCGCCATCCCGTGGAATTCGGCTTGGGACACTGAGGTACAGAGCGAAGTTCAGGACGCCCTTGAGGCGAACCATCTCGACCATCTCTTGGCGGTGGCCTACGACCCGGCGAGCCCGGTGGGTGTGGCGGACTCGTTGTTCAACGATCTGGTTGAGGACAACGGGACGGGAACGACTCGGTTTACGACCGTGGCCCTTGAACAGGCTCCCGCCGGGGGTGGTGGCGGTGGTGGCACGGACTGGACGACCGACGAGCGGACGGCCATCCGTGCAATCCTCGGCATTCCTAGTAGTGGAGCAACGCCGACCGATCCAACCACGGGAATTCTTGACACGATCCGGGATTTGGTGGTTACGGTGGACACTGTGGCGGATCGGATCGAGGTGGACACACAGGACATCCAGAGCCGATTGCCTGCCGCGTTGGTCGGTGGTCGGATCGACGCCTCGGTCGGTGCAATGGCGTCTGGCGTGTTGACTGCTGCGGCGTTGGCTACCGATGCGGTCGGTGAGATCGCCGACGGTGTCTGGGATGAGCCGTACAGCGGTCACACGACGGCAGGGACGTACGGCGGGCGGATTCCTCGGTCACAAAACAGCAACGTCGAGGTGCAAATCACGGGTTCCGGACATGCGGCGGCTGACATCCATGAGCTACAGCCCGCAGTCATCGACCACACGCATTTTGCGGCGGGTGCGATTGATGCCAACGCACTGGCAGCGAGTGCGGCAAGCGAGATTGCGACGGCGGCTTACACGGGCCAGATGACCGAGTCGTACCGTGCGGCAGGCGTGGCCCCGACG